GCTACGGACGCCCGGCGCAGGCGGTCCATGTGGGCACCGACGAGGAGACCGCCGGTGCGCTGCGGGTGATTGTGGAGCATATCAGGCAACGTGGAACGACGGATTCAAATCCCTGAACTCCATGCGGGACAGGCGCGGATCTGTGCCGAGGCGCAGCGATTCAACGTGCTCGAATGCGGGCGCCGGTTCGGCAAGTCCACGCTCGGGCTCAATCTCGCCATGCTCGCGGCCATCGAGGGCGGGCCGGTCGGGTGGTTCGCCCCGACGTACAAGTACATGACACCGATCTGGCACGAGGCGGAACGGATGCTGGGGCCGATCATCGAGCGCAAGAGCGCACAGGAGTTCAGCCTCCGGCTTGTGACGGGCGGGTTGCTCGATTTCTGGTCGCTCGAGAAGCCCGACGCTGGCCGCGGGCGGAAGTACAAGCGCGTGGTGATCGACGAGGCGAGCGTCGTGCGCGATCTGCAGCAGTGCTGGACCTCGGCCATCCGTCCGACCCTGACCGATTACCGCGGCGATGCGTGGTTTCTCGGCACGCCGAAGGGGCGCAACTACTTCCATCAGTTATTCGCGGCGGCCGAGGGCGGGGCGATCGCGTGGAAGGCGTGGCGGATGGGCACGATCGACAATCCGCATATCGACCCCGACGAAATCGAGGCGGCACGGGCCGACATGCCGGCGCACGTGTTCGAGCAGGAATATCTGGGCGTGCCGGCCGACGACGGCGGGAATCCGTTCGGCCTCGAGGCGATCGCGGCGTGCGTCCTGCCCGATCTGTCGACCGGCGTGCCAGCGGTGTGGGGCATTGATCTCGCCAAGTCCCAGGATTGGACGGTGTGCCTGGCGCTCGATCGCGACGGGGCGCTCTGCCGGTTCGAGCGGTGGCAGGCCCCGTGGCAGCAGACCATCCTGCGCGTGCAACAGCTGGTCGGCGCCGGCTACGCCGTCGTCGATGCGACGGGGGTGGGTGATCCGGTCTTCGAGGCGCTGGCACGGTCGCACGCCCAGTGGGAGGCGTTCAAGTTCACCGCGACGAGCAAGCAGCAGCTGATGGAAGGGCTCGCCGTGGCGATGCAGCGGCACGAGATCCGGATCACCGATGCGGGGGAGTGTCGGACCCTGCGCGACGAGCTCGAGACGTTCGAGTACGAATACACGAAGACCGGGACGCGATACTGCGCACCGCCGGGGTTGCATGACGATACGGTGTGCGCGCTCGCGCTGGCGGTGCACGGCTGGCGCCAGCGGAGCGGGGTGATGGTGCAGCCCGATGTGAGCCTGACGCAGGTCAGTCCGTGGCGGATGTGAGGGGCGAGGCATGGCGGTGTCGGGGCGGAAGCGGCGAGTTGAGAAGCAACTGAGTGCCAGCGAGGCGGTGACTGAACTGGGACAGACCGGGCTCAAGCAATTTGCCGGGTCGATCGAGGATGACTTCGCGCTCGATCTGCGCTCGCCCACGCGGCGGGTGAAGTTGTACCGCGAACTGCGCGACAACTCGCCCGTCATCGGCGGCGCCTTCCTCGCCATCGAACAGCTACTGCGACAGGTGGCGATTCACGTCGAGGCGGACAGCGAGGCGCCCGAAGACGAGCAGGCTGCGGAGTTCGTGACGTCGTGCCTGACCGACATGGATCAGTAGTGGGCGGTGACGCTCACGCAGGCGCTGTCGATGCTCGAGCACGGGTGGTCGCTGCTCGAAGTCGTCTACAAGCGACGCCGCGGCGATGTGCGCGACCCGACGGCGCGGTCGCGGTACACCGACGGGCGGCTGGGGTGGCGGAAGTTCGAGATCCGGTGCCAGGAATCGCTCGATCGGTGGGAGTTCCAGGGGTCGGACGTGTTGGCGATGTGGCAGCGGCCGGCGCCGACGTACCAGCTGATTCGGATCCCGCTGGAGAAGGCGGTGCTCTGCCGCACGACGGATGCGAAGGGCTCGCCTGAGGGGCGTTCGCTGCTGCGCAATTGCGTGATGGCGTGGAAGTTCGTCAAGCGCATTCAGGAGATCGAGGGCATCGGGATCGAGCGCGACCTGGCGGGGTTGCCGGTCGCGTGGGTGCCGCCGCAGGTGCTGTCGTCCTCGGCCACGGGCGATGCGCTGGCCGCGCAGACGGCGATGAAGACGCTGGTGTCGAACATCCGCCGCGACGAGCAGGAAGGCGTATTGATGCCGCTCGCCTACGATGCGGCGGGGAATCGGCTCTACGACCTGACGCTGCTGTCCACGGCCGGGTCGCGGCAGTTCGACACCGGCGCGGTCGTGCAGCGGTACGAGACGCGCATGGCGCAGGCGCTGCTCGCTGACTTCATCATGCTCGGGCACGAGAAGGTCGGGTCGTTCTCGCTGTCGAGCGACAAGACGGACCTGTTCGGCATTGCCATCAAGTCGTATCTCGACGACGGGATCCTCGAGCCGTTCAACCGCTACGAGATCCCGCGCCTGCTCCGGCTGAACGGGATGCGGGGCGCGGTGCGTCTGGTGTCGGGCGACATCGAGAAGCCGGATCTGGCGAAGCTGGGAACGTACCTGACGGCGCTGGCGACCGCGGGGGTGCCGCTGCCGGTCGACGATGAGCAGTTCGTGGGACACCTGTACGACGCGGCGTCGCTGCCGCAGACGACGGCGACGGACACGGCGGAAGTCGGGAAGGTGGAGGCGGCGGAATGGCTGACGGCGATCCGCAAGGTGCGCGAAGCGGCATGAGCGACCACGCCCCGTTCGAACTGACGGTCGCGCTCGGCGTCTACCAGTTCACCGCACGGGGCACCTACATCGAAGTCGCCTGCGCCTTCGACGGCTTCGTCAAGCTGGTGTCGGCGGCACTGTCGGCGGGGCGCGATGCGACGGCGGCGCTCGCCATGGCGGCGGCGACGAAGGGCGGGAATCAGCATTGAGTCGGGTGGCGCCGCATATTCGCCTACGTGCCGAGCGCACGATGCAGGCGCGGGTGGCCGCAGCGTTTACGGCGCTGCGGGCGCGGCTCGATGACTCGGCGCTGCGAGCGGCGCTCGGCCGTGGGGAAGCGGCGGTGCTCGCGGTGGTGCCGTGGGATGCGGTGCTTGCGGCGCGGCTGCTGGGCGACGCGATGCGGACCTTCCGCGACGTGTACGAGGCGGCCGGTGATGCGGCGGCGGTGAGTGCGAAGCGGCAGGTGGTTGGCAAGGCGTATGATCCGAATCAGCCGCGCGCGCCGGCGGGATCGCCAGACGGTGGGCAGTGGACGAGTGATGGTGGTGGCGGCATCGGGAGCGGGGCGAGTGTTGGTGGGGAGGGAGGTGGTGGGCCGACGACACTATCACGTCCGCTTGATCCATCCGAACAGGCGGAACTCACGCGATTCGAAACACCTGCAGACGAGCTGGCGCAATGGCTTACAGAGGCAGTGACGAATAAGCAGGTCGGGCAACAAGATGTCGGCAAAGCCGACGACTACGAGGCGCGGGTCGATGACTTCGCGTTCGATGTCCTGAACGACCGCGGCCTCCGCTTCCTCCAGCAGCACGCGGCGCGGCGGGTGGTGGAGATCACCGACGCCACGCGTGAGGCGCTGCGCGTTCTGTTGGCCGAGATGCACGCACAAGGCGTGCCGGTTGGGCAGCAGGTGGCGCGCATCAAGCAGACGGTGGGACTGACCACACAGCAGGTGCGCACGGTCGAGGCGCTGCGCAGCCGCCTCGATGAAGATGGCGTGGCGCCGGCGCGGGTCGAGCGGCTGGTCGAACGCAAGGTGCAGGATCTCCGGCGGCAGCGGGCGTTGCTGATTGCGCGCACGGAGACGGCGTTCGCGGCATCGGCGGGACAGCGGGAGTCGTGGCGTCAGATGGTGGACGGCGGCCTGTTTGCCGCCGAGGAGGCGTCGCGCGTCTGGATGACCGCCGAGGATGAGGCAACGTGTCCGATCTGCGAGCCGCTCGACGGGCAGGAGCGTGGCCTGGACGAGGCGTTCGTGACCGAGGACGGCGAGCCGATCGAGGAGCCGCCTGCGCATCCGGCCTGTCGGTGCGATGTGGTGCTGCGGATCAGTGAGCAGCAGGCGGCAGCGTAACGAAGTGCCGCGGTGCGATGGCGACGTGCCGACGGATGGTGGTGGACCTGATGAGTGAGGGGAGAACGGGTCGGATTGCGTGAGTCTCCGGGTGAGCTGGCTGTCGAACTCCGCGCTGGCTGCGACTGGCTACGGGAATCAGACGGCGCTGTTCGTGCCACGTATCAAAGCCCTCGGCCACGACGTCAGCATCTTCGCCTTTTACGGCTGCGAAGGGTCGATGCTGAGCTGGAACGGCGTCACCATCTATCCCAAGCATCAGCATCCCTATGGGCAGGACATCGCCGGGGCACACGCCAAGCACTTCGGCGCTGACTGCATCCTGACGCTGATCGATGCCTGGGTGATGGAGCCGGAGCATTATGACGGCGTGCCGTGGGTCGCGTGGGCGCCGATCGACATGGAGCCGGCGCCGCTGAAGGTCGTGCAGCGCCTGCGGCAGGCGGCGGCGGTGATCGCCTACAGTCGCTTCGGGCAGGCGATGATGGCGGATGTCGGGCTCGATCCGCTCTACGTGCCGCATGGTGTGGACACGGTGGTCTTCCGTCCGCTGCCGATGGTCGAGGCGCGGGCGCGGCTCGGGTGGCCGATGGATCGCTTCGTGGTCGGCATGGTCGCCGCGAACAAGGGCTATCCTGCGCGCAAGGCATTTCCAGAGCAGATCGCCGCGTTCGCGCGGTTCAAGATGCAGCACCCGGATGCGTTTCTCTGGCTGCACACCACGACGGGCGAGACCGGCGAATATGGCGGCGTGCCCCTGGCGACGATCGCGCAGCAGTGCGGGCTGCGACCGGGGCATGATGTGGGGTGGGCGGATCAATATCGGTACATCGTCGGCGGGTATGACGGCGAGTACATGGCGACGCTCTACAGCGCGTTCGATGCGTTGCTGAACGTGTCGTACGGGGAGGGGTTCGGCATCCCGATCCTCGAGGCGCAGGCGTGCGGGACGCCGGTGATCGTCGGCGGGTGGACCTCGATGCCTGAGCTCTGTTTCTCGGGATGGATCGTGCCGCGGGAACGCTCGCAGCCGGTGTGGTCGCCGCTCATCGCGTGGCAGTATGCACCGCACCCAGATGTGGTGGCCGAGGTGCTCGGTATCGCCTACGGTAAGACGCGCGACGAGGCGTTCCGTGCGCAGGCGCGGGAGCGGGCGCTGCCCTACGATGCGGATCGGGTGGCCGAGCAGTATTGGCGGCCGGTGCTCGAGGAAGTGGAACGGCGACTGGCGCGCCCCGTGCTGGTCGCCGGGCCCGCGGTGGCCGCATGACGCATCCGCACGTGCCTGCTGCGACGGGGATTCGCCGCGACGGGCGGGTCTGCATTCCGTGCGCCGTGCCGGAGTGCGACGCGGGATTCGCTTTCGAGCTCCTCGAGCACCGCTTCCCGCTGGCGGTCTGCGGCGTGCCGCTCGACTTGCAGGACGTCGAGGGGGTGGGCGCAATCGTGAAGCTCGCGTGCGATGAGGCGACATACGAGTACCGGCTGGACAGCATCCCGCTCGCGCCCGACGCCCTGGTGCTCGACATCGGCGCCCATGTCGGAACGGTGAGTTGCTACTTCGCCAAGACGCGATCGGATCTGCGAGTGGTGGCGGTGGAGCCGGGTGATCCGCAGTGGGCGCTGCTCAGCCGCAATGTGGAAGTGAATCTCCCGCCCGATCCGCCGTCAGGTCGGCATCACGCGTACCATGTCGCGGTCACTGGCGATCGGCGCACGGTCGCGCTGGCGCAGTCACCGATGAACAGCGGCAGCGCCTCGATCTACACGGACGGCGAGGCGACGATCCAGAGCGTCACGCTGACGGACCTCCTAGACGAGCACGGTCCACGCGCCGGCCTGCTCAAGATCGACTGCGAGGGCGCGGAGCATGAAGTGCTGACCGACGACGTCCTCGACCGCGTCGACTACCTCGTGGGCGAGTTCCACCACTGCCCCGCGCGCGGACATGATGCCCATGCGCTGCTCGACCGGGTTCGGGCGCGGCTCGGAGCCGATCGGGTGCGGGTGACGGTGGTGGAGGTGGCGCCATGATCTCAGTGCTGTGCGCGACGACGGGCGCACGACAGCCGCGGGGGCTCGAGCACCTACCGCCTCATCGCTACCTGACCGACGGCCGCCCCGGCTGGGCGCCGGCGGCCAATGCGTTGCTCGATCAGGCCGCGCAGTATGGCGATGATGCGCTGTTTATCGACGATGACATCGAACTGACACCGGAGTCGTTCCGGTTCTTCGATGCGGTGCGCGACCGCGCCGAGGTATTCGGCTGCACCCTGTTCACCGGCGCGGCCGTGACCTCGGCGGGGTTCCATGCGGCGACGGATGGGGCATCGGTGCAGCTCGTTCCGCAACGAAACCTGATCGACATCCTGCGGCCGGGATACGTGGCGCACGTCACCGCCTCCTGCCTGTATCTGACCGCGCCTGTGCTGGCGTCGGGTCTGCGCTTCGAGGTGTGGCCGGGACAGCATTACGAGGATGTGGCGTTTACCTATGCGGCATGGCTGCGCGGGTTCCGGGTCGCCTACATGCCGGGCGTGACGTTCCATCACATGGACATGGCGGTGGGCGTGGGCGCGACGAAGTCGAAACTCCCGACGTTCCACGCCGATCGCGCGGTGAACCATGAATGCCTGATGCAGTGGATCGCGGCGCACGAGGTGGCAGGGGCGGTGCGCGACGGGCGGATTCCGACGGCGTGGCGGGGGTTGGCGTGACTCAGTATCACGCTTTTGATCGCGGGAAGCTCTATCGCCTGACGGATTCGCACTGGCTACCAATTGTGCGGGGCGAATATCCGTTTCCGTTCGATTGGGCAATCTTCGGATCAAACGCCTGCAATCATGCCTGCAGTTGGTGCATGTATCGCCAGAATGGTGAGCAGTTCGACCGACCGGGCATGCTGCCACGCGAGCTCTACTTACGAGCCGTTCGTGACGCGGCACGGACGGGGGCGAAGTCCATTCACTTTTCCGGCGGTGGGGAACCACTACTGAATCCGTATGCGATCGAGGCGATGGGACTGGCTGGCGACTTGGGTTTGTATGTTGTGCTGTCCACGAACGGGCGATTCCTGACGCCAGAGGTTGCGAGCATCGTTGATCGCATTCGCGTGTCCTTGAATGCCGGGTCCGAGCACCAGCACTGGCTGACAAACCACGGCGGTGAGGGCAAAGGGGATTGGCACGAAGTCCTGGACGCTATCCGCGCCAGCGCGCCGAAACGGAAGCGGGACATCGGGTTGGCATTCGCGGTCGATCACCACAACTACAAAGAACTGTATTGGTTCTGCCAGCTCGCTGCCGATCTCGGCGTCGACTTCGTCCATATTCGGCCGGCATTCTGGTACGATAAAGCAGACGATGCGGCAACGCGTGCCATTATGCCCGAAGCGCTGACTCTGTGTGATGGCGCCCGGCATGACTTCGGTGATCGCCTCGAGATTCGCGCCATTACGGACACATTCGATAATGTCTGGAAGGACCGTGCGTTCACGCGCTGTCGTGCGATCCTATCACACATCACGTTAACAGCGACTGGCGAGTTTGCCGTCTGTCAAGATCGCACCGACTTGCGGTTTGGCTACGACTACAAGCACGGCAGAGCATTCGAAGAAATTTGGGGCAGCAAGGAACACCGCGCATTGGTCGAGTCGATTGTCGATCCGGGAGTGCTGGCGTCTTGTCCACGATGCATTTTTGGTCCGCGGAATGAATTGATCGACGCCATCGAAACCGATGCCCCACGGATAGACATGGTGTGATGGGGCAAGTATGGCACGCGTGAATCGCGCCGAGCACTTCTGGTCGTTCGTCAAGAAGGATGGTGACAACGCCTGTTGGCTGTGGGCGGGTGCCCGAAACCATGGCGGCTATGGGGTATACGGGTTCTGTGGGCGGCAATGGCGCGCCCATCGGTTGAGCTATCTGTGGGAGCATGGGGTACTTCCAGCGAACATGGTCGTCATGCACACATGCGACACACCAGCATGCGTCAACCCGGCGCATTTGCAACTGGGAACGAACCAGGACAACGCGACCGACTGTTGTCAGAAGAAGCGTCAGCATCGTCCGATGGGGAGTGGCAATAACAATGGGCGCCTAACGCTCGACATCGTGGCGGACATTCGTCTGTCTCTGGAAAAGGATTGCGACGTCGCTGCGCGTCTTGGGTTGCACACCCACACTGTGCAATTCATTCGTACACACAAGCGATGGGGCCACGTATCGATCGTCGGGGAACGCGAAGCATACGAACATCGGCGCAAGCTGTGGGCGCGGGGTCGCGCACCATCCCCACGAATGGTGTTGAAGGGACGGCGAGGGCCCGATGGCGATTGAGATCGTAACGCCCTGGCTGAATCATGCGGAATTGATCCCGGCCTACGAGGCGGCATGTCGCGGCGCGCGGGTGATCGTCGTCAATCAGGCATCCGATGCCGCGACGACAGCCGAGCTCGGTGCGATGGTCACGCGGCTGGGGAATCGCAGCACGATCATTCACAACGCCGAGAACCGTTACTATGCGGCCGCGAACAATCAGGGCCTGGCGGCGTGCACGGACGATATCGTCGTGTTCCTCAACAATGACATCTTCGGCCGTCCGGGTGGCGATCCGGCGCGGTGGCTCGGCCAAGTGGCGCGCGACGTGCGCCCCGGCGGGCTGTACGGGCCGAGCGTGCTGGGGTTCGACGTGGACGGTGAAGCCCACCCGTACGTCGAGGGGTGGTGCCTAGCGGCGTACCGGACGACGCTGGCGACGATCGATGGGTGGAACGAGCGGGAGTTCACGCGGGCGTATGCCGAGGACGTGGAATTGTGCTGGCGGGCACGGCGGGCGGGGATTGCCCTCTATCGCACGCGGTGGGCCGTCGAGCACATCGGCAATGTGACCAACGCCGGCACGCCGGATGGCTATGCGCACGCCGATGCTCAGCGTGAGCGGTTCCGGCAACTGGTGCGGGCGGCGCGGGGAATGGCATGACAGACGAACAGAGAGAGATTCTTGAAAAGCTTGACGCCGAATGTCCATGCGCCTGCGTGGGTGGGTGGGAATATGATCTCACCTACGAGTGTCAACCGTGCGTCTGTTCTGCAAATGAGCATGAGATACGGCTGAATCCGGAGGCTTTCGGAGACTGCAATTGGCCGGGGCACGAGCTAATAACGCAAATGCGGCGGTTGCTGGCATGACCACCGCCACCCTCATCACCACCGGCGGCACCGCCGAGGGGGCGGCGTGAGCGGGACCGTTATCGTCTCGGGCGGGACGGTGCTGCTGACCGGCGCTGCGGTCCAGCTCGCGCAACTGCTGGCGGCATACCATGCCGAGATCGGTCGCATCCGCTTCGGGCGCGTCACGTTCAATTTCGGCGGGGGCGAGAATGTCACCTGCGAGGTGGTGCAATCCCTGCGGCTGAAGTAGTCGGCGCGACTTGCATACCTTCGCACGGTATGCTAGGCGCATGACTAGGTAACACAGACAGATTCGGCCATAGCCGCACATACGGCCGGCCTGGGCAGATGCCTCGGGTCGGCCGTTTGTGTTTCTGGCGACCCGTATGGGCCGAGCCGTTGCGGGGTGCAGGTCGGTGCCTCGTGTCGCGGTGGTCGCGGTGGTGGGTGGACGCGGCACCGGACGCCCCCGCAGCACTCCCCCTTCAGGAGCACTGTGGAGCACTGGACCCGAACCGTCGAGATCACCAAGCTGGATGAGGATCAGAACCTCGTCTTTGGCTGGCTGTCGAAGGCGGTGGATGCAGATGGGACGCCGATCGTGGACGCCGAGGGCGACATCATCCCGGAGGCCGAGCTCGAGAAGGCGGCGTACGAGTTCATGTTGGCCAGCCGCCGCGGCGATGTGATGCACGATGGCCGCGCGGTTGCTCATGCCGTCGAGTCGTTCGTCTCGACGCCCGAGAAGCGAACAGCGATGGGCGTACAGAAGGACGACGACCGTACGGTCGGGTGGTGGGTCGGCCTGAAGGTCGCCCCCGAGGCGTTCGCCAAGGTGAAGGCCGGCGAACTGCCGATGTTCTCGATTGGCGGTCGTGCCCGTCGGAGGGCGGCATGACGGCGGTGCTCGAGGAGTTGACCATCGACTTCGCGTCGCTGGTCGACAAGGGCGCCAACCCTGGGGCGTACGTCTGCCTGATCAAACGGGACGGGGGCAGCGACCCGGAGACGGCGCCGCTGCTCGACGCGGTCGAGAAGGTCGGCCGCAAGATGGCCGGCAAGCGGCTCGCCGCGTTCGGCGCGGCGATCAAACAGCTGTCCGAGTTGTTCGCAGAACTCAACGACGCCTCGGCCGACGATGCCGAGGACGACGACAAGGAGAGGTGTATGTCGAAGCAGGACGCGGCTCCCGTCGAGGAGCCGACGATGGTCGAGGCGTCGGCCGCCCCGGTGGAGAAGGCCGAGCAGGAGGCCGCGATCGCCAAGATGGCGGCCGAAATGGCAGAGGTGCGCAAACAGTTGGCCGCGGCCGAGCAGGTCGCCAAGGCCGAGCGCGATGCGCGGCTGACCGCCGAGTGGGTCGAGGTGGCGAAGGCGCTGCCGAACCTCACCGCCGACCCCAAGGCGTTCGGCCCGATCCTGAAGCGGGCGGCCGAGGCGCTCTCGGCCGAGGACATGGCCGAGATCCAGCGCGTGCTGCGCGCCGCGGACGAACAGGTCGCCAAGTCGGCGTTGCTCGAGCCGATCGGGCAGGCGGGCGCCGAGGGCGGCGAGTCCGCGACCGACCGCATCAACAAGCTGGCCTCCGACCTCGTCGCGGACGGCAAAGCGAAGCATTACGCCGACGCGCTCCAGATGGTGTCGAGCAATCCGGCCAACCGCGCCCTGGCGGCGGACTACCTGGCCGAGCAGCGGTCGCGCAACTAACGCGCGGCGGGGTGGAGGTGGCAGATGGCATCTGAAGATCTGGGCAAGTGCGTGACGATGACCGCGGGCGAGGATCTCTCCTCGGCGCAGTACTTCGTGGTGAAGCTGAGCGGGTCGAACGTCGTGAAGGCGACGGCCCTGACCGACCGGCCGTTCGGCATCCTGCAGAACGCGCCGGCCAACAGCGGCGCGGCCGAAGTGTGCATCCTCGGCAAGTCGAAGCTGGTCTGTGGCGGGTCGGTGGCCGCGAATGCGCTGGTCGGATCGGACAGCGCGGGCAAGGGGACGGCGATCACCGTCGCCGCCGGCGGCACGGTCTATAACTACGCGGTCGGCATCGTGATCGAGCAGGCGACGGCCGCGAGCGGCGTGGCGGTCGTCAACGTGTTCAGCGGCGGGCAGCCGCTGCTCGTGTAGTCGGCGCAGTGGTGGCGAGGTGGATGCGATGAGCAACGAGATCTACGGGGTGGTGCGGAAGGCGCAGCCGACGCAGTCGGCGGTGCATGTGGACACGCCGCTGACGAACATCAGCGTGGCCTACGTGCAGAACGCGGGCAACTTCGTCTCGACCGGCGTGTTCCCGACCGTGACCGTGCAGAAGCAGACGGACAAGTATTTCACGTACACGAAGAACGACTGGTTCCGCGACGAAGCGAAGCTGCGCGCCGACGGGACGGAGTCGGAGGGGTCCGGCTACGGGCTCTCGACGGCGACGTACTCGTGCGATGTGTACGCCTTCCACAAGGACATCGGCGACCAGACCCGAGCGAACAGCGACGACCCGCTGTCGCCGGATCGGGACGCAACGCAGTTCGTCACCCAGCGGCTCCTCCTGCGGCAGGAGATCCAGTGGGTGACCGACGCCTTCACGACCTCGGTGTGGGCGACCGATGCGACGCCGTCGAATCTCTGGAGCTCGTACACGACCTCCGATCCGATCGGGGACATCGAGACGGGCAAGACGACGATCCTGTCGAACACCGGCTTCATGCCGAATACGCTGGTGCTCGGCTACGAGACGTTCGTGAAGCTGAAGCATCACCCGGACATCATCGACCGGGTGAACGGCGGGGCGACCAACGGCAGCCCGGCCATGGCGAGCGAGCAGCTGCTGGCGTCGATCTTCGGCGTCGACCGCGTCCTGGTCGCCAAGGCGGTGAAGGCGACGAACGTCGAGGGGCAGACCGCGGCGTACTCCTTCACGCACGGCAAGCACGCGCTGCTCTGCTACGTGAATCCGTCGCCTGGCCTGCTGGCGCCGAGCGCCGGCTATACGTTCGTCTGGACCGGCGTGAGCGATGGGCTCGGCAGCTCGATCGGGATCAGCCGGATCCGCATGGACGCGAAGCGGGCCGATCGCATCGAGGGGCAGCTGTCCTTCGACAACAAGATCGTGGCGACCGACCTCGGCTATTTCTTCAACGGCGCGGTGGCGTAACCATGCACGTTCAACTCCTGCGTCGGATCAGCGGCTTGAACGCCGCGCCCGGCGAGATCGTGGATGCGAGCGACTGGGCCCCGAACCGGGTGCAATCGCTCATCAAACAGCGTCGGTGCGTGCCCGTGATGGTCGCACCGGCGCCGACCACCACGCGAAAGGGAACCGATGAAGCGCGTCACTCGCGGTAAGGTGCTGTCCGGCGCGGGCGGCGGCGCCATCATCGCCCAGGGATCCTACACGCACGCCGCTGGCACCATCGCCGGTGCCGGCGGAACGGTCTACGCGATCACGACCGGCATGACCGGGGTGCAGACGGGTGATTTCGTGACCGTGGCGGTCAACTATCCCGTCGCCACGATGGGCACCGCCACCTGGCGGGCGTTCGTGTCGGGATCGGGCACGGTCAGTCACAGCATCACGAATGCGGCTGGCACCTGCATTTGGAGCGCCGGGACGGTCCAATACCGGGTCGAGCGGCCGTCATAACCGCGCGGGAGGCGACAGGCGATGGCAGCGCCTACACGCACAGGCGGCGGCGTAGTCACGCTGTACGCCGGAACGATCACCGCGGCGGGCACCGCCGTTGGTGGCACGGTCAATGCCGGCGGGGTGATCAACGTCGCGTCGCAGGCGGCCTTCACGTATGGGTCGGGCGGCACGACCGCCAAAGCGTACATCCAGACCTCGCTGGACAACGGCACGACGTGGATCGACTGCACGTCGTACGCCTTTGCCACGACCACCGCGGTACGCGTGTTCCGCTGGGGCATGGCGGCTGGTAGCGGCACGGCGCAGGTGACGCCGACCGATGGCTCCCTGACCGACAATACGATGGTCAACGGCATCGTTGGGGATCTGCTGCGCGTCAAGGTGATCTCGACCGGCACGTACGCCGGGAATACGACACTGACGGTCACGGCGGCGCTGAAGGGGGCGTGACGTGCCGACGCTCCGCGAGCAGCATCGGCCGGGCACCTGGATCTACACGGGCGATCCGGCGAGCTCGAACAAGGACTGGGTCCGCTGGCGGGTGGGCGATGTCTTCGCGGACGATCAGCTGACGTCTGACGAGGAGATCACCGCCGCGCTGTCCGATGCGAGCAGCAATACCGAGCTCGCTGCCGCGATGGTGGCCGAGCGCATTGCGGCGCTCTATGCGCGCGAAGTCGACAACACGGTCAACGACGGGACCGGCAACAGCCGAACGCGGGCCCTGTCGCAGCGAATGCAGCACTTCCTGACGCTCGCCAAGACGCTGCGGAGTGCGGCGGCGGGGGCCAACGTGCTCTTTGCCGCGCCGTACTGCGGCGGCATTTCCGTGGACGACAAGGACGCACGCGAAGAGAACGACGATCGCGTGGAGCCGGCATTCACGGTGGGGATGCAGGACTACGAATGAAGGTCACGGCACAGCAGATCGGTGCGGATGCGCTGATCCGTGATCTGCGCGCCGCGCCGCGTGCGATCCGATCGGGATGGGCCCGTGAGGCGGCCGTGCTGGGCGCCCGGGCGGTCGAGCGCATCAAGGCCGAGTACCGCACGGCCGCCTC